CGGTAATACGACTCTCTATAGGGAGACGCGTGTTTTTTTTTTATTTTTTTTTTTTATTTCTGTATTTAGGGAAAATCACACTAATGCTATTAGCGACGCTACTCCCTCTTTAGTTATTGCATTTAATACTTGAGACCCAGCATCCTTCAGAATGTTGGACCCCGCATTTGCTAAAGAGTCAACGAGATGCGTAGCTGTCTGCGGCACTGTCTCAGCCATATGTTCAATGACCTCCGGGTGTTTATTAATTACCGGAGCAGTTGCCGGGGACACTACATTAGTTACTGCACTTAATCCCACCAAATCCACATCAGACTTAGTCTTTCCAACTATAGCTGGTCCTATAACCTCGAAATGTTGTATTACTTGGGCCTGAAATGGAGAGGAGGGTTCAGCACCATAGATTAAAAACCCTAGATAGTGGTTCAAAATCTGCTTTGTTTGAACGTATCCTGTTGTTTGAGCATTAACAGACGCTATATTTACTATTCCATCAAATCTATAGTCTATTTCTGCCTCATCCACAGGTGAGTAGGTTAGTGTCACCCATTCTTTGCTTACGTCCACTGCAAAGTATGAAGGCACATTTGAAAGTTGCTGAGTGGATAACCCACTTATACTCTCATGGTTAGGCATTACTGCACAATGAATTTCTCCTGAACAATTCATTGTCGTACCTATGTACCTAATTCGCACTCCCGCCGCCACTAGCCTGTACTTAGTTCCATTTATATTATCCACGTTACCAGTAAAAGCTAAGTCAGCAGAAGAAAATTCTGACGCCACGTTCGCCATATTGAAGCCGGTTTCTGGGGCTGTTGTCGCCCAAGAATCGACCACCGGAAAAGCTGATCCATTTCCACCCCAATTTGTAGAAGTCGCTCCTATCGGGCAGTTAGTATTATAAGTAGTCGCATAGTCATTAGCTAACTTATTCGGACTCAGTACCAATGCTCCGCCCCCAAGAGTTCCTGTTGAAAAATTTAATCTAGTTATCAACGTTAACTTTCTAGATTGTGATGAAGGATACGATGGTATACACGGGGGTTTTGGATCCATCCCGTATTTAGATATCCATCTCTTTGACATTCCTGTCCATCCATCCATTGGATAGAAGGGTAGGGTTAGCGCGTGTAAATATATTGCAGCGCATGGGGATAACATTGTTTTCTCCCCTACCATCCCTTTTCCCATCCTAATGGGTATATTTCCGGAGTTATTCTTGTCTGGATTATATCTTCGTCGTCGCTCAGTTGATTCCAATGCACTCGTCAAATGTCTCTGCTTTACTGACGGCGCCAAATTGGAATTTACCACATTCGCTATTGCTGGGTTCCTTTGACTGACTTTCTTCAGGGATTTTCCTTTATCCCATAACGCTGCGGCTGCCTGCGCTGACATTCCAGACTTAACTTTTCTTTGTATAAACTGAGCTCTTTTACCCTTCTGAGCGTTTCCATATGGGTTAAAGGACCCCTCTTTAAACTCCTTGGTTTCCCGAGGTTTTGAGTCTAGTGATCTAATAGTATCTCCTTCTCTCAATTTTATCTGCTCATTTTTCTTATATTCTAAAAATTGAGGAGAAAAGGTTGAATTTTTTATCTCTGGAAGATATTGTAGAGGATCCTCAAAAGACATTTTAAACGCTTTCTGACACACTCTTCTATTATAATTAAGAATTTCTTGTTCAGTTACTTTCCCTTTTCCAAGGGGAAAATATTGAAATCCTTCCTTATAGACTGCGTCCATTAGCGCCTCGTCTGCCTTATTTTGATTCTCTTTTTCTTCATATTTAATTGCTATGTCGTCCAAATCTAAATTATCAAACCCGGTGTCTTCTGTTTGTCCGTTTCCATAGGGATTAAATGACCCCGGTTTGACTACCTTATTAGTCCTCGGCTGGTTCACTTTAGAGGCTATTCTCAGTTGTTCTGTTAACTGTTGTTCTAGAGATGCATAATCATATGGCGGTGTTGCATTTCCTATCACATTCTGAACAACAGCTATTCTTTTTGCTCTTACGGTTGGTGGAGCCCATATACTCTCGAGGAGTGTGTTCACTTTCAACACCACATCCACAAAAGCTTCTTCTTCAGTTGCTCCATTTCCAATCAAAATAGCATTTTCATATCCTACCGTTCTCATTGAACATTTAACCCCCAATTCTACATTTTCGTAGTATGGGGCTATCAAAGTTAAATTTCCACTTTGTGGTTTTAACATCTTATTTATTGGGCCTCCTCCTTCCAATCCAAAATAAAATCTCTCGACTTCTTTCTCTGATGGATTCCCATTATTTACAAATGCTTTCACTTGCGGATTTCCGTGACCAGGCAAATGTTGCGAATAATAAGTCAAAACTATAGAATACTCTTTACGTAGGATAGAATATAATTCCCGGTGAGGATACGATAATAACATGATCGAATAAAATCGTGATAAAAATTTTACGGGTTCGTATTTCTCACAGTCGTATATTAACGGTAACAATAATCTAGGCTCACTCCACTTGGGAGATGGATACATTCGATCATATCCGAATGTAAATCCCAGGAACGACATCTGCTCCAACGGAAAGTTAAACCCACCCTGGAACGTTTTTAAAACCATTCCATGGTAGTTCAAAAGTCTGTCGGCAAGCCACTCCCGGTCTAATATCTGTCTAAAACAGTGTTCCAGTCCTCCTATATTATCATCTCCGTATAATTTCACGGGTTGTTTAAAAACCTTCTTATATGATGGGTAGGTTTTGTAGTTATAGTAATATGCTGCGACCAATATATCTGCG